CGGCACTGCCAGTTTATGCACCCATTACGGTCGCGTTTTATGTCGCCGCCCGCATGAAACCAGTCACACAGTTTGTCTTTGATCCACTTCATGCTTTACCCCTTGCGCGGATTGCGTCAGCATAAAGTCGCAACTCCTTTGCCGCTTCCTTCGGATCACACCCGTTCTCAAGCCAATTGATCACTGGCTCTAGGTTCGGCCATTCCTTGCGTTCGGCAGCGCGGACAATTGCGGCAATAAGGGCGGCAAGATGTTCAAGGCGGTTCGATCCGTCATCGTTCCAGTTCTTATGCCAGTCAATGTCTGCCTCCTGCACTAAGCCTCTAAGTTCGTCGCGTGTCATTTCTGCCCCTGGTCCTTAAATTACAGCTCACATTACCGTCGCCATAGCCGTCGCTTCTGCCGTAGCCGCTGCCGTAGCCGCCGCCGTAGCCGCAGCCGTCGCCTTTGACGCCGCCGCCGTAGCCGCAGCCGTAGCCATAGCCGTTGCCGTATCCGTCGCCGGCGCCGTAGCCGTTGCCGTAGCCGTAGCCGGCGCCGTATCCGTCGCCGTAGCCGTAGCCGTATCCGTCGCCGCCTTTGACGCCGCCGCCGCCGTAGCCTATTGGTTTAAACATCAGGCACCCCAGTCGTCTGACACGGGCACGCAGAAAATCTCGGCGCCCTCTGGGATATCAACGCCATTCGGCATTGGCTTAAGTGTCAATTTGGGCGATTTTGGATTTGCAATTACTCCGTCGAATCCAATACTTTCCCACCTGAATACGTGTACAGCTCGATCTAATTTGATGCGTCCATTTTCACGAGTCACATCCCCGGCAAAAATCCATCCTCGATCCACGACCACGACGGCTCGCGATCCTTTAATTTGCTGTTTAACTTGATCGGCTTTGACATACTCGATACCGTTGATAGTGATTGTGTTCACTTGCGCTTCCATGATTTTCCTTAGTTAATCTCTCGTGTTTGAAAGTGACTATTTAATCCTATTAGAACTTATAAAAATCATGTGGCGATGGTCTTAATACACTGTCTTTCCCTGCTTGAAATTGCCTCAAACAAAGCTCTCTATATTCTTTTTCAGTAAGCACGATAACGTCAGCTCGATAATTAATAACGTCAAACCCATGAGGTTTGATCGTTGTCTTGCAAAAAACGTCGTTATCAATGATTTTTTTTGCCAACATCTGAGCCATGTTTCGTTTGATGAGGACAATTTTTTCACCAAGGTGCGAATCGTCTGCTACTACGCACCCATTGACTGATAAACGCCGCTCTGGCATTTCATGGACTATGTCGATAAGACTCATTTAATCCTCTTTGGTAAAGGGCTCCATGCCTGAAACCCGCCATCTTTGTGCCACAGCCCAATCACTGCAACACCTCCGTCAGTCAGTAACAGCAACTTTCGGCCAACCGGAGGACTTTGTTTCGCAGGATCACGCCAATACACTTCTCCGGGTTTGGCACTGCACGCCAATAAATTTAAGTTCTCGCTCATTCGTTCGGTTCCCAAGGCTACTTAGAAAGGCACACCATCCCAGGCCCAGGAGGGGCACCCGGCTGCCTTCACTTCTGGCGGGGGCTCAATGTAGCCCGCAAGGCTGCATCCCCTCCCCGCATAGTGCCGGCAGTTCCCGCAGCCATGGGCGAGCAGGTTGGAGAAAAACAACGCATCGGCTTTCAGCCGGTCGATGTGCGCCACGATATCGGCCCGTGTGCTGCCTTCTTGCGGATTCATGCCACCCCCTCCTTGTTCCATGAAAACTTGGCGCCGGTCACTTTCCAAAACTTGCCCTCGGGCTTAACGGTAATACTGGTAGGCGCGGGGATTTTCTTGCTCTCGGCCATGTCCAAGAACTCTTGAACGGTGTTCGGGCATTTGATCCCACGATTCCAGCACCAAGTCACCGCGTGTTTGCGCGCTTTTTCGTTCTCGATAGGCACCCATTCATCAAAGAACGCAATGCCGCACTCGTAAGTAACCCGGACCGATGGCGGGCTGCCAAACTTGCGATGCTCACGGTATCGAACGTCCGTCACCGCGTGCTCTTTTGGCGGCTCCAAGCCGGCAACGATCACCGCATCGGCTGCGATAGTCCCGTGCGCAGGCTTAGACTCCCAAACGTGACCACACCCAGGGCACAACATCACCGATGTGTGAACCAGCTCATGACACGATGGGCACTCCTTGACCGGCGCAACCGATATCGCGTCGTCACCCTTGGGGCGCTTTGACTTCACCCGGATCTGGTCGATTGGCCCATGGCGTTCGACGTTCCCGGCAAAGTCCAGGACCATGGTGTTTTGCTTGACACCATCCATGCGCAGGCCGCGCCCCATAATCTGCACATACAACCCGACAGACTTAGTGGGCCGCAGCATTACGATGCAATCAATGCTCGGGAAGTCAAAGCCGGTTGTAAGCAGCATGGCGTTAAACAGAAACCGTATGCGCCCGGCCACAAATTCACCAATCACTCGGTCGCGTGTGGAGGCGTCCATGTCACCGCTCACATAGTCGGCAGTCCAACCTCGGGCGCGGGCCGCCTCGGCGCAGTGTTGTGCGTGCTCAATGCCGCTACAGAACCCAAGAATGTGCTTGCGGTCGCTGGCGTAGTAGTCGATCTCGTGCAGCGCGCCGTTAATCAATTCCTCCTTGTCCATCGCGGTCTGCAATTCCCCGGCAACAAACTCACCGCCTCGGGTATGCACGCCGCTTAGGTCGGCCTTGGTCGCGCCGTTTTTTGCTACTAGGGGGCACAAATACCCCTGGCGGATTAGGTCGCCCACATGAGCCTCATAGGCCACGTCGGTGAATATCCTGTTCTCGCCATCGGTCAGTAGCCCAGAGTCCATCCGGTAATGCGTGGCGGTCAGGCCAATCACTTTCATGTGCGGGTTATGGTGTTTCAACCCGGCCAGAAAGCGCCCATACATGGTGTCCGCGTTTCGCGGCACCAAGTGCGCCTCGTCAACAATGACCAAATCGGTTCCGCCAAACTTGGCCGGCATCCTATGCACCGACTGAATCCCGGCTACTGTGATTTGGTCCTTGCGCTTTTGGCCAACGCCAGCCGACCAGATGCCGACCGGGGCTTGTGGCCAGTAGCGGATGATGGCCTTGGCGTCTTGCTCGATCAGCTCCTTTACGTGCGTCAGTAGAACAATCCGCGTGCTCGGGTACTGTTCAATCGCTTGCCGGATGAACGCGGCCATCGTCAGTGACTTGCCGGCGCCGGTGGGCAGCACAATTAAGCAATTGCCTGTGTTGCCGCCGGAGTAGTAGTCATAGACCGCCTGCACGGCCTCCTTTTGATAAGTGCGCAGCTCAACCACGGCGCCCTCCTTTACAAACTGCGCCGCCCATCAAGCACCTTCTTTCACAAAAATGCCGTTCGGCATCAGCGTGCCTTTGCGGTCTTTGATTTCGTCGTAGGCGTTGCGCAGGCACTTAACCAATCGGATGTTGCGCAGCGCGCAGTAGTTGATAAGGCAGACCATAACGTCGCCCACCGAGTCCTCGATCTTGGGCATTTGGTTGCGGGCCTCGCCGGCGGCAAGCTCCCCCATTTCTTCAAACGCCTTCATGAGTTGGCTAGTTGGCGTTGCGTTGGGGATGATCTGTCGGGCTTGCGCCCAGGCAATCACGGCTTGCTCAAGTTCTTCGTAAGTGTTCATGGTCGGTGGCTCGTTAAGAAATAATGGTGGCGCCAAAAGTGGTACGGAAAGTCTCAATATCTTGGTCGCAGATGGCCTTGTGATCGGTCACTGCGCTGATTTCATGGCTGTAGTAAATGAACCCCGGCGGCTTGTGGCTGGGGTGCTCGGCCGCGCTAGACAGCACGATGAACGTGGCGCCGGTGTCCTTGCGCTTGAACTCAATCCAATCCTGGCCGGCGTCGATGGGCTCGGCGTAGGTCAGCAGAAACGGTAGGGGCAGGTGGTGCTTGCACCCCACGCGCTGAACGTGGATCGGTATTGAACTGATGTTTTTGTCAGAATCTTTGGCGCAGGACCAACGAGCATCGCCAGTGCGCTCGGGCGTGGCGTGAACGCAGGTGCGGCACGACATGGCTGGAACCTTGTGGTTATGGCACACGTCTTTGTGGTCGCACATGTTGCACACAAAGAACTTCGGATCTTCACTGATCTTGGCCGGTGGGTTGTCCGAAAAAATGATCTCCTCGGCCTTGGCGATCAATTGATGAAAGACTACGGGATCAAATTCCAAGCGCTCCGCGTACAACTCGTCGGTGTCTTTGTTGACGGCCATGTACAGGGCGCGGGTGAGGTTTGCCCACCCGCAGTACACAATCATTTGCGCGTAGTGCTGGGGCTTTGAGAGCTTGACGCCCTTATCCTTGAGTTCTTTGAACGACTTGGCAGAGTGCGTCTTAAACTCAAGCAGGTGAGGGGTCTTGCCCCCGGTTGGGACGTACTTTGCCACCCCGTCCAAATGCCCGGACATATGCCCAAACACGTCCTTGTAAGAGAATTGCTTGCCGGTTGCCGGGTCGCAATCCCAAACCATGCACCCGATATCACGCAAGTTTTTTACAAATCGTGGCTCGGCAAGATGCCCGGTTTCAAACAAGCGCATCATTCGCCCGGGGAACCGCTTGCGCGTGGCCATCCTAAAGTCGTACCAGATTGCCCGCTTGCACTCTTTGCCAATGATCGAGCCGCCCAGGTAGCCGCGGGGTTCCTCGGAATCGTTGCGCTTTTCGTAGTGCTCGTAAATTGCCGAAACTATCGGGTCGGAGAAGGCTGAAATATCAACCATTGAACTTCTCCGGCTTAAAGCAATGCTCAAGATACTGCGCGCCGTCCATGCCGTGCCTTTCGCAGAAAGCGGCCTTCGCTTCCGACCGGCACGCCTCAAACACATGGCCAAGAAGCTTGTCCTGCATATCCATGGTGTTCACATAGACGCTGGCCTGGGCAATAGCGAAAGACATGCAGCGCATGAAATACGTCAATTCGTCAGGCGTCCTGTTGCCGTCCAGGTGTTCCAGCATTCGCGCTATTTCCTTACCGTAGTCCATTGCTCGCTCCGTGTTT